AATAATGGAATTAATCCAAACTAAATTAAATGAGGTTGAGGTTGGTCCCAATGTTAGAAAAGGTCACAATGGTGTTCCTGAATTTATGAGTTATGATGCAATTTCAAATACGGAAGTAAAAGAGGCCTCACCAACAACAAAACCCGCACCAACAAAACCTAAAGTTGAACCAGGTACAAAACCAAGAACACCTTATTCTCCTAAACCAGGTGAAAAATCTAAACCAAAGGCATTAAAAGAGAAGAAGGATGCAAATAAGTAAGAAAAATTTGTTATCTTTAATAGAAAACAATATTAAAGAAATGGCAATGGATTTCGATACACCTGATAGACCCGATCAAGGGTTACAGGATAAGTTATCACAAGGAGAAACACCTTTGAAAAAAGTCCCATTACCTTCTACTGGTCAAGAACCAAATAAGAATTTTCAAGAAGTTTTGGCTTCAGAAAGATATAGACAAGTAGTAGAAAATCTTAGAAGATATCTTGGTGATAGAACTCCTGTACAAAGAGAGATGGAAGGGGTAATGCAACTTCAACAAACATTAATGAATGCTCACAATACTGTGGTCCAAATTGAATCTAATCATAGAGAAGAGTTAGAACAATTGGCTGTGGAATTGGTAATGAAAGAAATGGGTATACCAGAAGGTGCAATAGAATTTGATGCTAAGATAGTTGGTATGGGTGAAATTGACATGGAAGATTTTGGACATGACGAAGAAAATGAAGAAAACCCTGAACAAGTTGATATTGAGAATGAGATAGAAATTTTTAATGAATTACAAAATTTAGATTTAGAAAAGGCCAAAAGAAGAATGATAAACGCAATCATTCAAGGGGCATCTAAAAAAGGTCACTATATGTTTCATTTAGTACCAGAAAGATTAGAACAAATTACAGGTAACCCAAACATTCTTAATTTATACGGAACATTAATGTCAATAAATGATATTACTTATTGGCAGATTAGTGACCAAATGATTAAAAACTTAGGTGGATCTGCTGCGGGTAAAGAAAGTGCAGAAGGACCTGAGGAAGAAGGTGGACCTGGAAAAGTTGTTGCAAGAGGTATTAATTTTCCTGTTTTAGTACACGAATTAATTAAAGGAACATTAGAATTATTTGCTCTACAAGGTAGACCTGAGGGTGATTTTACAGATATTGAAGATACAGAAGACACCTTAGAAAAAGAAATGTGGGATTTAAGATTAGGTCCCGCGATTTGGGATAGAATTAGAAGACAGTTTCCTGAAGATATTTTTACAGATGAAAATAAAATAGAATTACAAAACTACTTACTTGTTGAGATTTTTAAATTACCAGCTAAAAAGTTTTTAGTTTTTATGAAAGAGGTTTTAGGTGGTTCTGATAGAGGTAAAAGAATGATGAATCAACTAATGGATGGTATTAATAAAATGTTTAATGACCAAGAGTATGAAGAGTCAGTTGCAATGTTTAGAGATGATTTAGAAGACGCAACAGAAGAAACTAAAGATGTCGATATTCAAACTTATTTAAATTCGATAGGTATAAGTGGTTCAATTAATTTTGACGACGATGAAGATGAAGATGATGGTGGTGAGTTAGTTCCCGTAAGATAAACAAAGGTGGTTAATCCACCTTTTTTCATATTTATTATATATGAATTCGAAATTAGAACAATTAAAAGAGTATGCTAAGATTATTAAGGATACACCTTATGCTCTTAAGACATATCTACAAACATTCGATAATACACAAAAAAAATATGTACCATTAGAATTATTTCCTGATCAAATTCAATTATTAAATGATTATGAAAATTATAATGAAAACATAACTAGAAAATATAGACAAGCTGGTGTTACAACAGTTACAGCGGCTTGGATTTCTAAAAGATTACAATTTGCAAAACCGGAAAATCCTGATAGAGTACTTTTAATTGCAAACAAACGAGACACGGCCGTTGAAATGGCCAACAAAGTTAGACACTTCTTGGAACAATGGCCAGATTGGATTAACGTGGGATTTCATCCTGATAAGAATTCTGAAAGTAGATTTAGATTAAATAATGGTTGTGAGGTAAAAGCCGTTGCTACATCCGCGGATGCACTTCGTGGTTATACACCAACTATACTTATATTTGACGAAGCGGCATACATTGAAGCGGGTGACGACTTTTGGGCCGCATCTATGGCGTCCCTATCAACGGGTGGTAAAATTATTCTCATCTCAACACCAAATGGTTATGACCCAATTTATTATGGTGTATATGACCAAGCAATTCGTGGAGTAAACGATTTCCATATAACCGATTTAAGATGGTTTAAGGATCCTCGTTATACAAAAGACTTGCGTTGGGTTAAGTGTAATGATATATGTCATTACATGTTGAATAGAGAACAATACAATGATGACGAAGTTGTTATGTACGACTTCGATATTGAAAAATATCAAGAATATGTTGAGCAGGGTTATAAACCATTCTCGTCTTGGTTTGAGTCAATGTCAAAAAAATTCAAATACGATAGACGTAAAATTGCTCAAGAATTAGAATGTGATTTCTTGGGTTCAGGGGATGGTGTTATTCCTGGTGATATTCAGGAGAATATCGCTAAGAACATGATTCGTGTACCTAAAGAAAAGTATATGCAGGGTACTTTTTGGCAGTGGAAGGAACCAATTCAAGGACATCGTTATATTATGGGTGTGGACGTTAGTAGGGGTGATAGTGAAGATTATTCATCAATTAATATTGTTGATTTTGACGACAGAGAACAAGTTGTAGAATATATTGGTAAAATACCACCCGATGATTTGGCGGCAATTGCATACAAATGGGGTGTTTTATATGATGCGTTTATTGTTATTGATATTACTGGCGGTATGGGAATTGCAACATCAAGAAAGTTACAGGAAATGAATTATAAGAATCTATATATTGATGGTATCAACACAAAAAATATTTGGGATTATAATAAAAAGGCTATGGAAAAAATTCCGGGTCTTAACTTTAATAATAAGAGGACACAAATAGTTGCAGCATTTGAAGAACAGGTTAGAAAAGGATTTGCCATTCGTTCAACAAGACTTTTAAATGAATTAAACACGTTTGTTTACATTAATGGAAGACCCGATCATATGAAAGGTTCTCACGACGATTCAATTATGAGTCTATCTATGGCTTTATACGCTGGTGATATTTGTTTTAATCAATTACAAAGAAATGATTCGAAGAATAAAGCTATGATAGAATCTTGGGCGATGTCTGAAAGAACATATGAACCAAATAAAACTTTTTATTCCTATGGTACATCATTAGACCCAATTGGTTCTATGCAAATGGACCCTTCATTCTATCATCAAAATAACCCTATGAATAATTCAAAATCCGCGTATGAACAATACTCTTGGTTATTTCGAAAGAAGAAAAATGTTTGATAATTAAGAATAAATGTTTATATTATAATTAAAACTATTTATATACATGGCCGATAATAATCTAACAGTATTTCAGAAATTAACAAGGGTATTTGGGTTTCCCGGTAGAGAAAAACCTGAAAATACTCCATCGTTTAATTTCTCTAAAGATGAACTTTTAAAAACCGATAGTAGGGAGGAATATGAAAAGGCGATGTTGCAGGCACAACAAAGCCAATACATTGCAGACAAATGGACAAAATTAGACCAGTCTCTCTATAATCAATCGGTATATTATGAACCAAATAGATTAGCCGCCTATTATGATTACGAATCTATGGAGTTTACTCCTGAAATATCCGCTGCCCTTGATATATACGCAGAAGAATCAACAACTTTATCTGAGAAAGGTGAAATATTAACAATTTACTCTGAATCAGATAGAGTCAAAAATATTTTAGAAGATTTGTTTAAAGAAAAATTAGATATCAATACAAATCTTCAAATGTGGGCTCGTGGTTTGTGTAAATACGGAGATAACTTTGTTTACTTAAAAGTTGATCCAGAAAAGGGTATCATCGGTTGTCAACAATTACCAAATATTGAAATTGAAAGAATTGAAGGTGCAGCAACAAAAACACCTGGAAATGAAAGAGATTTAAAAATACCATCAAGAGAGTTGAGATTTCAATGGAAAAATAAAGAAATGGAATTTCAATCTTGGGAAATTGCACATTTCAGATTATTGGGTGATGATAGAAAGTTACCATACGGTACTTCTATGTTAGATAAGATTAGAAGAATTTGGAAACAACTTTTACTTGCTGAAGATGCAATGTTGATTTATAGAACATCAAGAGCACCTGAAAGACGTGTATTCAAAGTGTTTGTTGGTAACATGGATGATAAAGATATTGAGGCTTATGTACAACGTGTTGCCAATAAATTTAAGAGAGACCAAATTCCTGATCCAAGAAATGGACAAGTTGATATGAGATATAATCAAATGGCTGTTGACCAAGATTATTTCATTCCTGTTCGTGACCCATCACAAACAAATCCAATTGAAACATTAGCGGGAGCACAAAATTTAGGTGAGATTGCCGATATTGAATATATTCAAAAGAAATTATTAGCGGCATTAAGAATTCCTAAAGCATTCTTAGGTTTTGAAGAAGTGGTAGGTGAGGGTAAGACTTTGGCTTTGATGGATATTCGTTTTGCACGAACTATCAATAGAATACAAAAATCATTAATTCAAGAATTAAATAAAATCGCATTAATTCATCTTTATCTATCTGGACTTGATGATGAGTTAGGTAATTTCTCATTGTCTTTAACCAACCCATCAGCTCAATCTGATTTATTAAGAATTGAACAATGGAAAGAAAAGGTTACTCTTTATAAAGATGCAACATCCGATCAATCTCAAGTTGGTATTCTTCCTGTATCACATACATGGGCTAAGAAAAATATCCTTGGTATGAGTGATAGTGAAGTCATTCTTGATTTACAACAACAAAGACTTGAAAGAGCGATGGGATTTGAATTACAGAACACTCAAAATATTATAAAACGTTCGGGAGTATTTGATGATGTTGATGCGAAATATGGTATTCCTGAAGAAGAAAGAAAAGCGGCAGAAGAAAGTGGTCAGGCATCAGCGGGTGGAGATATGGGTGCATCGGGTGGAGCTCCACCACCACCTGAACCAGCTGCTGGTGGTGCCGAACCATTAAGTGAAAGTAGAAAGTCAAAGATATTAGGTATGTTGGGAGAAGAAAAATTGGATTTTAATGACCTATTTGATATGAACAAGGCCCAACAGAATATTTATGAAATAGAAAATAAAATAAAAGACATTTTAAACGATTAAAAATGAACAGTTTCGGAAAAATAAAAACAAAAATATTAGGTAAATTAACAGAATCCTATTCATCAAAGAATAAAACAGAGATGAAGAAAATCCTTAAAACAATCAAAGAAAATGAAGACTTTAAGGAAATGTATCTTTTTTATGAAGAAGTAGAGAAAAAATATTTCGATGATAAGGATGTTGCAAAATTATTTGTGGAGGAACTATCATCTGTTTTAAAAAACAAAACAAATAAGATTAAGGATTTTTGTAAATCTTTAAATGAGACTTTAAACGATGTTGAAGTTCAAGATAATGATTTATATTCTGTTTTAGACCAATTATCAGAAGAAGATACTTTATCAAATTTAGATAAAAAAGTAATAGCAAAAAAGAAATTGTATGAACATTTAATTACTAAGAAAGAGATTAAAGAATCGGATAAAGTTGCACATACACAAAATGAGAACCTTTTATATGCTGTATTGGTAAACAATTTTAATGTATTATATGATAACAATTTAAGTGAAGAACAAAAACAAACATTAAAAGATATTTTATCAATTCCAACTACTGAATTAGAATCTAAGACTAATGAATTAAAGGAATCTTTGATTAACAAAATTGATACTTTATTAACAGAGTCATCTGATGATGAAATGAAATCTAAACTGAATAATGTTAAAGAAGAGGTTAATAATAAAAAATCCTCAAGAATAAATTACTATAGATTAGTAGAATTAAAAAATGGTCTTGATTAATCGAGACCATTTTTGATTTTTTCAACGTATTGTGCTTTTAAAATTTCTTCCCTTCTTTTTACTGAAGGTTTTACAAATTCTTGTCTCTCTCTGAGTTTTTGAATTTGTTTTGTTTTTTGGACTTTTCCTTTGTAGACTTTCAAGGCGTATTCAATACTTTTTTCGACTTTTACTATTAACATAATATATAAGTATATTAAAAATATACTGAAAATATTTTTTATTTCAAATTATTTTATCTATTTTTTATTTACACCATAAAATTATGAAATATGTAATAAAATAATGAAAAATGGAAAGTATATCTCATTAGGAGATTACGGAAATGTTAAAATTGGATATGGAACTGTAGACTTTAAGAATTTAAAAACAATTTACTTAAAACTTAATTCATGGATTCAACCAAAAAATAATGAAGATGATTTTGACTATCTAATAAGTAAGACAAGAAGATTAATTAAAGAGATAGTCTATAATTTAAAAAATGAAAATTTTAAACCACAGTGTATTGTAGATTTAGATATAAAAACAAGAGGGATTAAAATAGAAAAAAGATCCTTTATGAATTTAGAAATCACATTGTTTGTTGAAAAGCAATTTGATATTAAAACTAAAACAACAAAATCGTCAATCAAAAATATAATTGAACAGGTAGTAGAAATGGGTTTGTCCGATAAAAACTTGTTCAACTTCAATAAAAATAAAAAATAACTTATATATTGATGTATTTATATAGTATAATTAACTATATAAATGAAGATATTAGGACCAAATGAAACCGGCAAAGGAATTTTGATTGAGTATGATGCCGGTCACGTATCTCCTGAAGAAAATAAAAAGATAATTTCTGAAATGAAGAATTTGGACTTCTCTGAAGACCTTATTCTTTTTGCTGTTTTACAGAAATACGACACCCCAAATAAAAACGGGCGTTTATATCCTGAACAAATTCTTAAAAGAGAAAACGAAAAGTATCAAAACTTAATAAGAAAAGGTGGTGCTTTAAATGAATTAAACCACCCATCCTCATCATTAATTGATTTAGATAGGGTTTCACATTCAATTATGGAAACATGGTGGGATGGTAAAATGTTAATGGGTAAAATTAAATTATTTACTTCACCCGCTTGGAAGAAAATGGGAATAGTTTCCACTAAAGGTGATCAAGCTGCGATGTTATTAATGAATGGTGCCACTTTAGGTATTTCCTCACGTGGTGTAGGATCACTAAAAAATGTTAAGGGTCAAAATATAGTACAAGATGACTTTGAATTGGTTTGTTTTGATTTAGTATCATCACCTTCTACTCCTGGTGCTTATATCTTTACTGACCCATCTGAGAGAGACCAATATCAAGAATCATTGGAGGAAAAACCAATTGTTGACGATAGAATGAGAAAACTTATGGGAAATTTAGATAGATTTTTATCTAAGTAAAAAGTTTTATTCTGTTTTTAATAATAACAGCTCGATTTTTTTATAAAATCATAATATTTATAAGATAATAAAACAAATCAAATGACTGAAAAATCAATTTTAGAACAAGCGTTACTTCAAGTACAAACACTTGAGGAGGCAGTTAAGCAAAATGCAAAAGGTATACTTGCTTCTACAATGAAGGAAGAACTGAACGAATTGCTGAAAGAGTCAGAAGAAGGGGGTCAAAAAGATGAATCCGTATCTGAGGGGGATGTTCCTCCGATGAAAGATGTCGATGAGTCTGATGAACCTAAGGAAGAGGAAAAAGATATGTCTGAACAACCTGAAGACGAATCTGATGATGAAGAATCTGAAGATGAGGCTGGGGATGATGAAGAAAATAAAGACGACCTCGATAATGAAGATCCAATGAAAGGTATCGATTCTGTGGACTCAGAAGGTGGTGAAGAAATGTCAGAACCATCTGATGATATGGGTATGGGAGATATGCTATCTGATGATGACGATGTTATGGATATGACAGGAGCATCTGACGATGAAGTATTGAAAGTATTCAAGGCAATGAAACCAGAAGATGGTATTGTTGTTAAGAAAGACGGAGACGATATTGAATTGGACATGAATGGTGATGAGTATATCATTAAACTTGACGAAGAAAGTGATTCTGAGGTTGAAGAAGAAGTAAAAGCCGATGAAGAAGCAATCTATGAAATCGAGTTAGATGAAGAAGATTCTGAAGGGGAACCATGTGAAGATGATGAACCAAAAGAAGTTGAAGCAAAAGAAGCGGCTAGAACATTTGCAAACGACGTTAGAAAACCATCAAACCAAGGTAAAAAATACAAATCTGGTCGTAAGGAAATTAACGAAGAGGTTGAAACTTTGAAAAAACAAAACTCTGAATATAAGAAAGCGTTAGTGTTATTCAAAGAGAAACTTAATGAAGTTGCAGTGTTTAATGCAAATCTTGCATATGCTACTCGTTTATTCACCGAACATTCAACAACAAAACAGGAGAAATTGAATATTCTTAAGAGATTTGATTCAGTTTCAACTATGAACGAATCTAAAGGTTTGTTCAACACAATCAAATCTGAGTTAAATACAAAAAAATCAGTGACTGAAAGTGTAGTTGACAAAATCTCTTCAACTCCTCAAACATCAAGTTCTCAAGAAGTATTGTCGGAATCAAAAGCATACGAAAATCCACAATTTAAGAGAATGAAAGATTTGATGAGTAAAATAAAATAATAAAAAATAAAAAAAATAAAAAATGGGAGCATTATTAGAATCAGGTATGGTTGGTAACATAGGTCTTAAGCACCTTCGTGTTATCAAAGAAGATACCATTAAAAAATGGGATGACCTCGGATTCCTCGAAGGATTAGAAGGTCACCAAAAAGATAACATCGCACAGTTGTATGAAAACCAAGCGTCTTATTTAATCAACGAAGCAGCAGTTTCTGATGCTAGTGGTTCATTCGAGACAGTGGTATTCCCTATCATCCGTCGTGTTTTCTCTAAGTTGTTAGCAAACGACATCGTATCAGTACAAGCAATGAACTTACCAATCGGTAAATTGTTCTATTTTGTACCTAAAATTCAGGAAAGAAGCAGTGGAGCACACTATGCACCATTCGGATATCCTAACACAGGTGCCACAGTAACTGCAGGTTATGACTCAGAACCAAGAAGTCTATATGATAGATTCTACGAAGATGGTGATGATGCAAGTGAAGGTCTTTTTGACTATTCAAAAGGTAATTTCAGTACTATTTCATTGACTGGTAGTTCTTTACATTCATTCTCTAACGGTGACGCCGGTTCTGCTGTTACTTATGCAGTAGGTGACTCTTTATCAAGTGTAATCTTGAAATTAACTGGATTCCAAAAAACTGGTCAAGGTAAATTAAAAGGTGCAAACGGTAATGAAATGGATACTGAAGAGTTCTTAGCTTCATTACAAGTTGTTGCCTCACAAGTTCAGTCTGGCGCATCTTTACCATTCACTGTCGTAACTCAAAAATACGGTAAAGGTATTGTTGAGTATGGTCAAAAAGGTGGTTCAGGTTTAGCTAGATTTGATGACATTTGTGATGAAGATGGTTCAATCTTCTTAAACATAGATCTTCAAACCTATTCTTCAACTGCAGGTTTTTCTAACCATACAGTAGCTGGTTCAACTTTGATTGGTAGTGACTTCGTAGCAAGTTATCGTCAATATGACACACTTGAGTTCGAAGAAGAAATCGGTGAAGTATCTTTCGACTTGTCTTCTGTGACAGTATCTGTTACTGAAAGAAAGTTAAGAGCTAGCTGGTCTCCTGAATTGGCTCAAGACGTAAGTGCATTTCACAACATCGATGCTGAAGCTGAGTTAACTGCATTGTTATCTGAGCAAATTGCAGCTGAGGTTGACCGTGAAATCTTACGTGACTTAAGAAAAGGTGCCGCTTGGAAAGCTAAGTGGGACTACAATGAGTGGAAATACGGTGGTGCTTCTGGTGCTACATTAGTAGGTTACACTCAAAAAGACTGGAACCAAACGTTAATCACTAAGATTAACCAAGTTTCTGCTCAAATCCATAAAACTACTTTAAGAGGTGGTGCTAACTGGGTTGTTTGTTCTTCAGAAGTATCTGCGGTATTTGATGATTTGGAATATTTCCACGTATCAAACGCAGCTCCTGAGCAAGATCAGTACAACATGGGTATTGAGAAAATTGGTTCAATCGCAGGTAGATATCAAGTTTATCGTGATCCTTACTTCCCAGCTGGTAAAATTCTTATCGGTCACAAAGGTAAGTCATTGTTAGACGCTGGTTACATTTACGCACCGTATGTACCTCTACAATTGACTCCAACAATGTATAATCCTTTCAACTTCACTCCAATCAAGGGTATCATGACAAGATACGCTAAGAAGATGGTTAACAACCGTTACTTCGGTGTGATTGATGTAAAAGGTTTGACTACATTTAGTTTGGACACTTTAAGATAATCATTGTCTTAGTATATAAAAACCCTCGAGAAATCGGGGGTTTTTTATTTTTGGAATATCCCAAATTATTCTTATATTTGCATAATGACTGAGGTTGATTACAGTAAATTAAGACAGGATGTCCTTGAAAAGATGATATACCAAAGAGGTATTGAGTGTAAAATGAAAAAGGACGAAATGGTTAAAATGTTAAAACTATATGATGAGGGAAAATATAGTCAACCACAGAGAGAAACCATTTACACTAAAGATGGAGAAGGTTATAATGTAGGTATAGACTTAAGAAATAAAGAACATATTTTACAAGTCAGTAAAATAATAGAAAAAAAAGAAGGTAAATCATTAAACAGATTTGCAGAAGATAGAATTTGGTATTGGATACCACAAAAATTATTATGAATTGGACAGAGTATTTTTTAGGATTGGCAGAACAAGTAAAACTAAAATCTAAAGATCAATCAACACAAATAGGTGCAGTTATCGTTGGTGAGGATAATGAGGTTCTTTCTACGGGTTATAATTCTTTTCCAAGGGGTTTAGATGATTCAAAAGAAGAACGACAGGAAAGACCTGAAAAATACTTTTGGTTTGAACACGCGGAACGTAATGCAATTTATAATGCCGCACGTGTTGGAGTACCTATTAAAGGTGCTACAATTTATTTAACGTCAGGATTACCTTGTATGGACTGTGCTAGAGGTATAGTAAATAGTGGTATTAAAATTGTTTATTGTAAAAAAGAATGTACCACAAAAAACAAGGAAAAATGGGTTGAATCTCAAACTAAAAGTTTTGAGTTACTTAGAGAATGCGGTGTGGAGATTTTTTTCTATTAATATTTTTATAAGATTTTCAACAATAACATCTTGAGTAAATCTTCCACTGTGAGAAAGATCACGAGCTTTAATATCTCTTTTATAGTCATCAAATATTGAAAGGTCGATATTCAAACCAATTGATTTTGTATCTTTGAAATTAAAATTTTCCCATGTGTAATTTAAAACGGGAATATTTAAAGATTTCCAAACATTATTTGCAAAATTTATCATCATAGAGGAATTAAATAATTGTTGACCACAATTATTAACAAATCCCATATAATACCACTCAATAAATTCATTATATGGATTTGATCCTTTTTGTTTTTTACAATGTGGAGAATAAAATTCAAAATATAACGAATCTTGATCCATAAAAGGTGCCAAAACTCTTGTTGTATGTGGCCATTGATAAACCACAAGTTTTGGTAATTTTTTATTATTATTTAATAAAAATTGTTGTAATAACATTGTATTATAAAACTGAAAATCTATACCAGTACCACCGACCCCTAAATTTAAAGTATCTAAATTTAATTTTTGACCTAATTTAATTGGCCAAATGTCTTTATATTCTAATCCAATTCCTTCAGTATACGAACATCCAAATGTAACAACATAGTCATCATTTATATCTTCAAAATTTTTTGTTCTATATCCCCATGAATTATATTTATATTCTATTTCGAGGTCATAGTAATACCAATCTTTACCTAAAAGATTTTTGTTTTCTAAATATTTTTCTTTTGAATCTGTAGAATGAAAATATTTGGTTTTGTTAACTAAATAATTATTTAGAATAATTGGTGTATTTTTATTTAGAATTGTCTTTTTTACGTCATCCACCTTTTTTTATTTATGAATTCCCTAATTAAATTTTTTATATTACCAAGTCCTACAGGCCCAATATCTCGCTTTCCATTTTGGTCCTGGATTATCACAATTATGTCTAGCCCTAAACGATTTTCTTCTTTCAGGATTATTTTTTTTGATTTTCATCACTTTACCTTTAGCGGATTTACCACCGAACCCAAAATTTACCTTAACCACTTTACCTTTATCATTTTTTACGTAAACCTTGAATTTCTTTATGTCCCCTTGCATGATTTTACCTAATTGAACTTTACGTCCTTGATATTCGGCTTCGTTTAATAAATCATCAGGTATGTAGTCAGTATCTTCCTCAGATCCTAAATCATCAGAATCTTCGATATGTTTTTCAATGTACATAATGTACATTTCCATATCAGTCAAATTATAATAATCAATATCATTTTCATTAAACCAATCAATAACTTCTTGTTTTTTTACAAATTTATCAATTTTTTTAAGTGTTTCTAATTCCTCAAAAGAAATCTCACTATTTAATTCTTCTATAACTAAATTAGTAATTCTTTTAAGATCGGATTCTGTAATTTTAATAATTTTAGGGGTTTTCATTTCTTCGTCAAATTTTGTCATAGTGGGTTTATTACCCTTACCTATCTTAGGTTCTTTCTTTTCTGCTCTTCTTTTTTGTGAAGTCATAGATTTTTTTTCTTTTTTACTATAAGAACTGGCAGTTTTTGGAGTATCTTTAGATACTTTTTTAGATGGTCTACATTTTGGATAGGATCTACCCTCGCCATCTTTTCTACCACAGGGTGGATGTTTACCATCTACCTTACGACTTACGTCCACCCACTTTTCCTTAAACCAACGTCTAAGGTCTTCTTTTAGGATTTCACCACTATCAAGGCACTCTTGAATATATTTCTTATCCTCTTCGTTAACAATAATTTTCATATTATTTACATTTTCTCCAACGACCACCTTTTGATTTATAATTCTTCGCAGCCCAACCATTTGCATATGCTGAAGGATAAACATCAAATTTTGCTTTAGCTGCCGCTTTTGAAGCAGCCCATTTACCTGGGTCTGTGGGACAATTCTTACTTTCGTCAATTTGGTTTTCTTCATTTAGAAATGAATCATCAAATAAATCCTCCTCGTTAAGATTAAAAGTAGATAAATCAGCTTTCATGGTATTCATTTCCCTTTCCATTTCTTTTGTTTTATTCATAAAGAAATCAAATACTTGATCCATATTTGTTTTAGCTTCTGTAACGTGATCATC